AGCTAACTATTTTAGAAATAAAACCGGATACAAATGTCTTGTTTTAGTTATTAAAGGTAAACCAACAGTAGTAACTAAAAAAGAACTCAAAGACCGCATCAAAAAAAATGAGTTTAAAAAAGGAACTACGATTCAAGATTTAGAAAAAATAGCACTATATAAAACTACATAAAATGGCATTTCTCGAAATTACAGACTACAAAGCTGTAGCAGACGATAAAACACTGTCTGTTATTCACCAACAAAGCACAACAAACTTGCAGCGTGCCGAAAAATATGCTGCTGAAGAAGTTAGTTCTTATTTAAGAAGTAAGTATAATATGACTCAGGCATTTGCTCTTACCGGTGATAATAGAAATCAGCAACTTGTAATGATAATGTGCGATATTGCTTTATATCATCTTATCTCGTGGTTACCACTGAAAATGGGCTTTGAAATTCGCGAGATACGATACAAGCGTGCAATTGAATGGCTCGAGAGCGTACAGGCTGGTAAAGCTTCACCCGAATTGCCACCACTAATTGATTCTGAAACGGGCGAAGATATAGGTAATCCCATGAAGTGGGGGAGTATGAACAAAAACAAATACGACTGGTAATTATGCATTCACAAGAACTTCTTAAACGGTTAGAAAGCAGCGATAAACAACGAATAAAATCGATGCTTATAGAACTTGTTGCAAAAACACAATATCTTACCAAAAAAGATATAAATACATGGCGACAAGCATGGCAAATGGCAATTAATATAGAAAATCCACAGAGGTCAAATCTATATGATGTATATACAGACGTAGATATAGATCTCCATCTAAGTGGATGCGTTGGTCAACGCCGAGACTTTGTGTTGAAAAAATCATTCAAACTCGTTGATTTTAATACACAAAAAGAAGATAAAAACATTACCGAACTGTTCGAAGAAGAATGGTTTAAAAATTTTTGCGAAGAAATACTTAACTCTCGCTATTGGGGGCATTCACTAGTTCAATTGGGGGACATCGTAAGCGTTATTGGTAAGAAAAAATTTGCTGATATAACACTGGTACCGCGAAAACATGTTATACCGGAATATGGTGTGATAGTTAAAGAAGTGGGAGACGAACCAAAAAAAGGAATTGACTATCGTACAGGTTCTATTGCCGATTGGGTTATTGAAGCAGGAGGAAAAAAAGATTTAGGGTTATTTCTTAAATGTGCACCTCAAACACTACCAAAAAAGAACATGCTTGGGTTTTGGGATGCATTTGGCGAAATGTTTGGAATGCCTATACGCATAGGGAAAACAACAAGCAGAGACTCTAAGGAAATAACTAAAGTAGAACGTATGCTTTCCGATATGGGTGCTGCAGCGTGGGGACTTTTTCCAGAAGGTACCGAAATTGAAATCAAAGAAACGCAACGTGGAGACGCGTTTGAAGTATATGACAAACGGGTAGAACGTGCAAATTCTGAAATAAGTAAAGGCATACTCAATCAAACTATGACAATAGACAACGGTGCAAGCAAAAGCCAAGGCGAAGTTCATTTAGAGATATTTCAGAATGTTGTAGAACGCGACGCTGATTTTGTAAAAGATATTGTAAACAATAAGCTTATTCCTATAATGAGTAAGCATGGATTTGGTGTAGAAAAATATAAGTTTCAATGGGACGAATCTATAGATTACACACCCGAACAGCAAATACAAATAGATACTCTAATGGTTCAAAATTTCGATATAGATCCTCAATATTTTGCCAAAAAATACAATATACCAATTATAGGAAAAAAAGAAGCATCTGACACTAATTTTTTCGAATAAGCCCCTCATACCATGAGGGGCTAAACAATGCATTAGTATCGTTGTATGGCGAACATGATTTACATCTTGCAAAAAAAACAGCAGAACAGCGTGTTTTTATCGATGCTGCTGAGTATATATATAAAAACAAAGGATTTACACCCGAAGACTTAAAAAAGGCTCCTGTACGCAAATTAATAGAAAATATTAATAGTGTGCTTACTCAAGCTATTTCCGAAGGATTGCTAGATAATTCTATAAAACACGAAGTTGGCGAAGATATTAAAGAATCACTCATGAACAATGTGTGGTTATTTTCAGGAATGAAAACATATTATCAATGCATAGAAGCTTCAGCTATGCTTGTATCTGCAGATGGAAAAATTAAACCATTCAATGAGTTTAAAAATGACGTGATTGCTATTCACGAAAAATACAACGAGCGATATTTGCAGAGCGAATATTTATTTGCAACACATTCGTCGCTTATGGCAGCAAAATGGAACGACTTCGAACAAGATGGAGACCGGTATAATCTTCAATATAGAACTGCAGGAGACGAACTCGTTCGCGAATCGCACCAAATACTACACAACACAACATTACCTATTAACGACACATTTTGGGATTCGTATATGCCTCCTCTTGGTTGGCGATGCAGATGCACTGTAGTTCAGGTGCGTAAATCAAAATACGAAATATCAAATTCTTCTGAAGCGGTAATCAAAGGCGAACAGGCAACCACACAATTAGACGCTAATGGAGTAAACAAAGCAGCTATGTTTCGATTCAATCCGGGTAAAGAAAAAATAGTATTCCCGAACAAACACCCATATATGCCTCGCGATAGCAGTCCGCAAGATGTAAAATAAGCTGCAAAAATAATTGAAGAAACTAATGAAAAATGGGAAACAATTGAAACATCTAATGGAACAGTAAGAGTGAGTTCTTTACATGGCAAAAATGAACGAGAAGAAAATATCGTAATAGCAAAATATTTTGCCGAAAAATATAATGAAAAAATTGATCTATTAAAAAATCATCACAATAAATCATCTGCGGATGCATTCAATCATTCAAAAAATGAATTTCAAGAATATAAAACAAATAAAAAACCTACAAAATCCGCAATTGACAATGAATTAAGAAAAGGGGCAAACCAATCAAAACATATAATTATACATATAAATTCTGAAATATCAGATGATAATTTATTGAGAGGTATTAAAGGTCGAGTCACTCAAAAAATGAATATAGAAAAAATAACTATAATTCGTAATAATCAAGATAAAACATATTTAAGAGAGGAAATAATGCAAAAGGGGTTTAAACTATAGCAAAAAAGGCAACAACCGAAGCTATTACCTTTTTTGGGAGGTTAAGGGCGAACCATAACCATTGCAAACATACAAAATTTTTATATTAAAAGTCAAACAAATGGGAATATTTAATACTATAAAAAAAAATATACTTAGCGATATTAAGGTAGAATTAACCGAAGAGTTTGACAGAAACTTCGAACGAAAGGGTTTTTTTTCAAACCGATGGAGCGACCGTAAACGACAAAACATTGGTTCACTAATGCAAGCTACCGGAACACTTCGCAAATCTATTCGTTCCAAGGTACAGGGCAATTCTGTTATGTTCTTAAGCAGCGTTCCTTACGCTTCGTTACACAATAGCGGTGGCGAAATTACACAGAGTGTGCGACCTCATACTCGGCAACGTAAAATAGATAAAAAAAAGTACCTGGTGCGTGCACACACTCGAAAAATAAATATGCCACAACGCCAATTTATTGGTAATAGCCATCAGGTGCAAAGCATTGTAAAAAACATAGTCAACGAAAATCTACAACAAATTGGTACCTACATAACTAAAAAATATAAATAATATGAGAGATTTATTGTACAAAGAAATTGTTGCTCGGCTCAAAGCAATTACAATTGTAGACAACGAGTATATTATAAATACAGAAAACACAAGCCCTGCTATTCAGCACTTTGGAATATGGAATGAGCAGCTTCAGAACATAGAAGCAGAAATACCATTTTATACGCCGGCAATTTTTATTGAATTTATGCCTATTAATTGGACAGCATTGGGAAACAATGTTAAAGATTCGGTAGTGCAAATAGTATTGCATACGCTCACAGATATTGACTATAGCACATCTACCGACACTATAGATGCCTTTGCTATTGAGAATGCAATACAATTGTGTTTAGAAGGATTTAAGTCTGATAATATTGGAGGTTTTACACTCGAAGAATCAATTACTGACACAAATTTTGCTGAAATCATGCACAATAAAGAACGCTATGCTGTTTACATAAAAAACAACACAGCAACACTTAAACGTATAACTATTGACAAACCTACAATACAAATCAATGTCTAAAAAAAAGCGTGAAGCTCCTACACTTCACGCAAAAACTTATACTATTTTACACGAACTAAAAATCTAAAGACTTTTGAATGTGTTGGATAAATTGTTTTTCCATTCTTTCGAATATATTTACAATATATCACCTTGTATACATTTTTGTTGACATTTTCAGACATACAGCTATGCCACCTCCTTTCTTTTTTGATGTTACCATCTAAAAATACTTTCAAGTCCTACCTTGAAAGCAAAAAACCCAGTAGTAGGATACTGGGTTAATTTTTTTTGAGGATTTTTTTGTTAGTTTTTTGAGGTGGCTAACAATTATGTCGTCAAATGTCATTACAAAAATACTTATTTTTTAAAGGATTCCAATTTTTTTGTAACTATT